CTTTCACAGCCGCTGACATGCTTCGCAATCCAGTTGTTGTGGAGACATTGTCCTGGGCAGTTGCTCAAACACCTGGGACAACAGTTGGTTCATTTCTCATTCCTGACATTTTCACGACATATTCAAATTATCACAAGATGCAGTTAGATATCTTTGCGTTCGCGAAGATGTCCCCACGTCTTCGCTTTCAGTTGAATTCCACCAAGTTCCACCAGGGCAGAGTGATTTGTTTTTACGATCCGTTTGATACTATGCAAGCGAATACGTTTAAGAATGCCTCACTCCAAGCCGCTAGTGGTCAACCTAATGTTTTGTTAGACGCGTCGTTGTCGAATACTGGCGAGTTGCTCATCCCGTTTGAGCACATCGTTTCATATTTGACGACGAACTCGTCGACCACTTTCCCTTCCATGGGAACAGTGTACGTTATGGTTCTTAATCAGCTGCAAACGAACGCGTCCACGACAGTAACCATCCGAGTCATGTTGTCGTGTGATGATATCGAGCTTCATCTCCCCATCGCACCTCATGATGCTGACTTAACTCTGGTCTCATCCTTTGGTGATGCGTTCTCAACTGTCTTCAAAGGCGGGAAGAGGATTCTAACCGAAGCAGTAGGGGCTGCCGCCAATATTACTACCGGAAATTTCGGTAAGGCGTTCAATAACGCCGGGCGAGCAGTCGGAGCTCTTGGAGACACACTAGAAGCTTTCAATTTGGACAAGCCGACGCGAGTTGACCCGTCCGAGGCGAATTGCCTTTCAGTTGTGGGCGATCCAGCACACATGGTCGGGGTTGATGATTCTCATCGCCTCGACACTGTCCAGGTTGCCGGATATTACGATCGATCGTATTATTCACCAGCTCCTCCGGCCGAAATGAAGATTTCGGAAATTATCAAGACCAAGATGTTGACGCAAATTTACAATTGGACGACAGCTCAAGCTCCAGGAACTGTCATTGCAAAGATTCCAATTACGCCTCGTTATGGCCCGTCAAACGCCGTCACTATCAACGGCAAAGTTTTTCAGCAATCAACGCCAACATTTGTAGGATATTTCGCAACATTTTTCCGTTATTGGCGCGGAACATTGTCGTACAGGTTAGATTTCGTTTCCACACAGTTTCATACCGGTCGATTAGCGATCGTGTTCATCCCGAATAACGACAACGCCATTCCAGCCGATTTAACACTCTTATCTAACTATCCCATGCAAATATGTGATTTGCATGAGCAGAAGTCTTTTGACTTTTCATCTCCATTCGTTTCATCTACTGCACGGAAGTTAGTTTTTATAGGAGAGGCGTTTACGAACCCGGATGCTCATCGTTCTGATGAGAACACAGTTGGTTGGTTTTATTTGGTAGTATACAACCAGCTGGTCGCTGCTTCGAACTTCGCCAACAATATCGACTTCAATGTCTATATTGGTGCAGGCGACGATTTTGAGCTTGATGTTCCGACAGGTTCGCCATTTCATTGTTTCGCACCGCCTCCTACGTCGTCCCTTCAAGCGCCGCCGTCAGACGACGACGAGTTTGAGGAGATTACGGAGGAGAGTCATGAACTTTCATTGAACATGAATGAAGATTCTGTTCCGTTACGCTCAGAGGATCGAGCGTCTTCATCGCATCTCGGCAAGGGAACGTCCGAAGTTAAGTTTCTCAATTCCTTCAATTCACAAGTGAAGGACGTGAGAGACTTAGGACGCCGCTATTGTTACGACTCTAGCGTGAATCTTATTTTCGCGGCTAACACCTATTCCAATTTACCTTGGAACGGGCCTGCTCCAGTCGCCGGAGATGATGGATTCATTGTCGATTTTTCATTTGGAGTCACCCCATTATCGCGTTTATCACCGCTTTCAGTGCGCAATCCGGCAGCGGAAATGCGGACACTCGTGTGGTCTGACATCGTGTCAAGGTTGTACGCGTGTTGGTCTGGTTCGATTCGGTACAAGTTTGTCTTCCCCGCCACGCGGACGCAAGGACTGCTTGTCCAGACGATTGCAGAGCCGAACATTCTCGATTACGGTCTCTCTTCAGCTTCAGCTCATGGCGTGGGCGAATGGTCGTCTTTTCCGTATTATCTAACGAATACAGCCCAGAACGCTTCGGTGAATGTGGAGGTTCC